CTGTTATAGTCTCTCCTGTTATAAACTTGGTGTTTGATGATATATATAATTGTAAATTATCTGTGTCTTCAGCAAGTATAGTTGCTGTTTGTTTTGATGTTTGACCTGTGATAGTTTCACCTTTAGTAAACTCACCTACTGAACCTTCTTCGTTAAGAATATAATCACCAGCGTTATTACTACTATCGTCTGTGCCATCTAGGGCAAGAAAAGACTCAGTAGCAGTTTCTAAAAGTATTTGATCACTTGCAGTTACACTTGATAAAGTAATCTGTCCTGAATCCATAAAAACATAATATTGTTTTATGAACTCTACTAAGAGAGGATCATTTGCTTGTATGTGTTCAGGAAACTGTCTAGGTACTAGAGTGTTTATTTTTTTGTTAAACTTTGCCATAGTCTAACTTGCATAACTTGTAGATGTTGTATAACCTATACCTGATGTTGTATCATAAGTATCTTCTTCCACAGTAACGGTTGTATTAGTTTCGTCTATTTCTAAAATCTGATTTCTTACAGGTATAATATCTACTGAGTTAGGTATGATTGTTAATCTAACAGCAGTTGATGTTGCACCATCTACATTTGAAACCTCTGTTACGAACAATGAATTTAATGTAACAACACCATTTGTATAATCAATTGTGCCTTGTGTATTATTTGTGTATGTTCTTGTTTGTCCTACAAGATAATACAATCTTACATTACCTGCACCGTCATCATCTAAAAAATATTCATTAGTTGTATCGCCGTTTATTTTAAATCCTGATGATACTAAAATACCACCTGCACTTGCATTGTGTGCTGAATGTGGATTGTAAAATGCATTACTAAATTTTATTGTATAAGTTGTTGCACCTGTTGTTGTTGCAGTAAATGATTTATGCAATTTAACAGTTGTGATATTTGATAGTATAGATGTATCTACTTTATTTACCGTTTCAATAAATTTAGAGTGTCTGAATACGTTTTCAAATTGTGTTAAATTATCTGTATTGAATTTTGTTATGGCAGCAGATACTAGAGACTTAATACTGTCACTTGTTTTAGTTGTTGACTTTGCGTCATACTTAACATTAACACTTAATTGTAATGATGTAGTTTCTGGATCTTGTATTATAGGTGTGATACTTGCAACGTTAAAATCTTTTAGTTGTGTAATGATATCTGTTTTAGTTGTCTCTGTTAAAGTTGCACCTGCAACAGGATTAATTGAAATGTATACACGACCATAAACAGGTGTGTCATTATCTTCACCGCCCCATACAGAAACAGACTTTGCGTTTGTATAAATTTGTTTTACTTTACTTGCATAGTCATTTGTTGTAACTGTTCTATTTTGTGCGGCATATTGTTTTGGTGCATTGAAACGAATACTATCTGGACTTTCAGGTTGAGAACCGTTTGCTGAATTAGTTGCCGTAGTAATAGTTACGTTTGAAAAACCACCTATACTGCCTGACAAACTAAATGAACTTGCACCATTACTTTCTTCAGCACTTGTTACGATATAAGATAGTGTAACAATATTACCAGTTGACAATGCAGCGCCTAAGACACCATCACCAAACTTAACTTCATATTGTTGATCTTCAGCACCTTCAAGATAATAAACTTTTGATGATGAATCAATATCTGCTAAATCAGTTGCAAGTGTATATGTGTTTGTTGTACTATCACTTGAACTATTTTGAACTGTAACTTTTAAAGTTGTTGTGTCTGCTAAATTATTTTTAATTAAAAATCTTTGATCAGCATTTGTAGTATCTACTGTATATTTGTTATTGATAAGTGTACCCTCGTAAACAGGTAAACTAGAAAAAGTATAAACACCATCATTAGGTGTAATTGTTGTATCATCTTTAACAAGATAACTATAAGATACACCATCTACAGTTGTTGTAAAAGTTGTGCCTCTAGAAGCAGTCAATGTAGAACCAGTTGCATTGTTAACTACAACATTTAAAAAGGCAACAGGTGATGTTGCACTTCTTGGTGTATACCCAACATGTTTTGCATGAGAGACAATACTGTTTCTTAAATCAGCACTATCTAAAAACATTTCATTTGCAAGAACATTACCATACACAGCATTATAATGTGTGTTGTAAGCAAGAACATCTAAAAGTGTGCTTATAGTTGAACCTTCAAAATCATAATCTGTAAACTGATCTTGTTGTCTAAGAAAAGTTTTTAGATTACCTTTGATAGTATCAAAATCTAATTCTGTTACATTTAATCTTTTTGGCATTATCTACTTCTTTCTAACATAACATCTAACTCTACTAACTCACCTGGTATATTAACTACTCTAAAACCTAC